ATCCAAGTCGAGTTTGAAGGTACCAAGAATAATATGCCTGGTATCGAACAGAACGTCTCGGATAAAATACTAGATGGGTTTTTAGATGCCCTCGACCCACACTCAGGAGGGAAAAAAATCCAGATGCGGGACTATCAGGTAGAAGCATTTAAAGACGGCGTGCGTAAACAGAGAATGCTTTGTCTTTCACCTACCGCATCTGGTAAATCTTTAATTATATATGCACTGGCGAGATGGTGGAGAGAAACGCATGATAAGAAGATACTTATCATTGTACCCACAATAAATCTTGTATCACAGATGATGTCAGACTTTGAAGATTACTCACAGGGTAAATTCAATGATATGCATGGTATCAGTGGTGGTGTAGATAAGAATACAGATAAACGAGTTGTTATATCTACATGGCA